GATGACCAAATGATGATGGTTATGACTGCTAAACCTATGGAATCTGACATTGATATGGAAGATAACTATACAAAATTTATAATGGAAGAAGCATTAACAGAAGATGAAGAAGATATGCTTGTTTCAAAACTAGAACAAGATAACGAGCTACAAATGTTATTTGATAAAGTAATAGATGTAGCACAAGAATTTGCTGGGTCTGGTCCTGTTGATGGACCGGGTTCAGGAGTCTCTGACAGTATACCTGCAAGGTTATCTGATGGAGAATTTGTCTTTACTGCAAAGGCTACAGAACAAATCGGAGAAGACAATTTAATGTCTATGATGAAAGAAGCTGAAGCTCAAGCAGATGAAAGACAACCAGCCCAAATGGGAGGTGTAATGGATAAAGATAATCCTAATCCTTTAGGAATGCAAGGTTCTATTCTTGATAATAGAGAAGATGACTATACTAATCCTATAGAACAACCACCTATTCGTGGAGCTGGATATAGAAGATAAAGCTACCCTACTAGCGTAGGCACTTTATCAAATTAAGAACCGAAAGGCTACCTTTACAATACAAGCCCTCTAGTCGACATAGAGCTACCTTGTAAACAAAGCCCCAATTAGGAGAAAAGAAAATGACTAATAAAGTCCAAAAAGAGGAAACGCCAAATCCTTATAATGAAAATAAACCTTGGCACAAAGGAGAAGATAAACCTTTTTTATCATCAGATACTATGTATTTTGAAGAACCTTCTGAAAAGAATAAGTTATTCAAATCAGATAACATAACTGAAGTGGAAGCTGAAGGAAGTGTTAATACTGAAGAACTGGAAACTAAAAAGAATACACCTTATAAGAAACCAGACTACAAAAAAAGATATGATGATTTAAAAAAACATTACGATAATAAACTTAACGAGTTTAAAACTAGAGAAGAAGAGTTAAAAAATCAAGTTCAACAACCTGAATATAAAGCTCCAAAATCTGAAGAAGAACTAGAAAAGTTTAAACAAGATTATCCTGATGTGTATGAAGTAGTAGAAACTGTTGCTCATCTACAAAGCGAATCTAAAGCAAAAGTTCTAGAAGAACGCCTTAGTAAACTCCAAGAAAGAGAACAACAATTAGTACGACAAAGTGCAGAAAAAAGGTTAGTAGAAAGACATCCTGATTTTGAAGATATTAGAAACAGCGATGACTTTCATACTTGGGCAAAAGAACAGCCTGAGTCTATTCAAAATTGGATATACTCAAATACTGACGATGCCGATTTAGCTTCTCGTGCTTTAGATTTATTTAAAAAAGATTTTGGTATAGAACCTACAAAGACTAAGTCAAATTCTAAACCGACCAGAAAATCTGCTGCAGATATGGTTTCAACTAAAACAACAACAGTTGAACCAAAGCAGGAGAAAGTATGGTCAGAAAGGGAGATTGCTGCATTGAGTATGGCAGAGTTTGATAAATACGAACAGGAAATATCAGATGCTATGCAAGAAGGCAGAATCACAAAATAAACTATAACTTAAAGGAGAAAGTATCATGGCTCAATTTTTTGAACCCTCAACAGATACCGATGCTAACTTTGCAAACTCCGTAAGTGGACAAACTAATAGTTTCTTTTTACCTTCGGTTTACTCTAAAAAGGTTTTAAACTTCTTTAGAAAAGCCTCGGTAATTGAAGCTATTACAAACACCGACTATGCCGGTGAAATATCCTCTTTCGGAGACTCTGTAAAGATTATCAAAGAACCAGTTATTTCTGTGTCAGATTACACAAGAAATAGCGACACAACTGAAACTAGACTGACAGACCAAGAAATTACTTTGGTTGTTGATAGTGCTAAAGCTTTCAAATTCATCGTAGATGATATTGAAACTAATATGTCACATGTCAACTTCAAAGAGGTTGCTTCCAGCTCTGCTGCATATGCATTGAAAGATTCATATGATGCTGCTGTATTAGCAACTATGTTTTCTGGTTGTTCAGCTTCATCACCTAATCACATTTTAGGTTCTGACAATGCTACTGATTTAGCAGCAGGAACTTTTGATGGAACAGGTAATTTAGATATTGGTTTTGATTCTAACGAACATGACCCATTAGACCTTATGGGTAGAATGGCAAGACTATTAGACGAACAAAATGTACCTGAAGAAGGTAGATGGTTCGTTGCAAGTCCTGACTTTTATGAAGTCTTAGGACAATCTAGTTCTAAATTATTATCTGTCGACTACAATGGTGGACAAGGTTCTATTAGAAATGGAATGGTTTCAAGTGGAAAACTTCGTGGATTTAGCATGTACAAGTCAAACAACATTGCTGCAACATCTAATGCTGCTGGTAAATGTATGGCTGGTCACATGTCTTCAACTGCAACTGCTAACACAATCCTTTCAACAGAAGTGTTGAGAGACCCAACATCGTTTGGTGACATTGTTAGAGGCTTACATGTCTATGGTGCGAAAGTACTTAGAGATGAAGCTTTAGTAAGTGCATTCTACGGAATTGACTAATACATAAATTTGGGGGAGTTTTAGGACTCCTCCTTTTTTTAACCCATAAATTTTAGAGGTAAATAATATGGCAATAGTAAATATAAGAGATACTGGTCGTAATTCAGCAAAAGTAGGCGATGTTCGTGAACTTGCTACTAAAGTTCAGAAACCTTCAGATACTGAAGCAATAACTGCAGCTAATACAATTACAGCAGATGAATCAGGCACTCGTTATGTTTTAAACGTAGCAGCAGCTAAAATACAAACTCTTCCTACTCCAGCAGCAGGATTAGAGTATTGGTTTTATGTTGGAGCAACAGAACCTACAGGAACACACACAGTAGTTACAGCATCTAGTGCTAATATTATTGTAGGTAATGTATCTTCTCCAGAAGATGCAGCAGGTTCAGTAGCTACAGTTACAGACGCAGATACCATTTCATTTGTTGCTAATAAAGCTGTTCATGGAGATTTTGTTCATGTATGGTCTGACGGCACTAACTGGTATTTAGACGGACAGTGTAAAGTTCAAGACGGAATTACAACCACACAAGCTGGTTAATAATACAGTCTATGGTATTAACTGATACCAAAACGGAGGAGTTTAATTATTCCTCCCCTAATTTAAAAAGGAGATAAATATGATGTATGGTAAAATGAAAAGAGAGAAAAAAATGTACGGCGGTATGCAAAAAGATGGTAATGCTTCAGCTAGAAGAGAGCCAATGATGTATGGTGGTATGCAAAAATCTTCAAGAAAAAAAGCTAATATGGGCAGAATGATGTACAACAAAGGTGGTCAACCTGAATATAAGTCTGGTGAGATGCCAAAAGCTAAACCTTGTTAATATGAAAGGTGTAAAACATTATAAAAAAGATGGTACTGAGTTTAAAGGTAACACACATAAAATGCCTAACGGACATTTACATTCTAATAAAACTCATACTAAAACAAGCGTTAGACTTTATCATTTTAAAGATTTAAGCAAGACAGCAAAGAAAAAAGCTAAAGGTAAAAAATAATGGCTACAACATATTTAGATTTAACAAACGAAGTTCTTAGAGAATTAAATGAACTTCCTTTAACTTCTGCAAACTTTGCAGATGCAATAGGATTACAGAAATTTGTAAAAGATGCAATTAATAAATCTATATTTGATATAGCAAATGCAGAACCACAACTACCTTTCTTTAGTGCAGGTGTTAGTGGTAGTACAGACCCCTTCTATGGTAATGTAACAGTAGCAAGTGTAGCAGGACAAAGGTGGTATACTTTAAAAGCTGATAGCTCTAGTATAACTACGGACTATGCTTCAATAGATTGGGATGATTTTTATTTAACAACAATAAATGTAAGTGGTGAGTCAAGCCCTTATGTTTCTAAAGGTTTAAAATTTTTAACATTAGATGATTGGAAAAGATATTATAGAGATAGTGAAAATGCAGATGATGCTAATTCAACCCATGCTGAACCAATACATGTTATTAAGTCTCCAGATAGCAGGAAGTTTGGATTAAGTCCAATACCTGATAAGGTTTATAATGTGCATTTTTATGCATTTACAAAACCTACAGCTTTAGATGCTCATGGAGATACAATAGTTTTACCAGAACAATATAGTAATGTAATAACTGCAAGGACTAGATATTATATCTGGCAGTTTAAAGAAAGTCCACAACAAGCAGCTTTTGCTTTAGATGATTATAAAAAAGCAATGAGGAGTATGAAATCAAATCTTATGAATCCTACTCCAAAATATATGACAGATGATAGGACATACTTTTAATGGCAACAAGTCAACCATATACAGTAGCATGTGAAGGAGGATTAGTTACAGCATCTAATCAAATTGATTTATTGCGTAGACCCGGAGTAGCTACTGAATTAGAAAATTTTGAAGTTTCTATAGAAGGTGGTTATAGAAGAATTAATGGATTTACAAAATTTGGTGGAGGTAGTGCTGTACAACCAACAGGAGGTTCTACTGCAATACTAGGAGTATTTCCTTATGCAGATGGAGTAATTGTTACTGCTGGTACAAATATTTATTTTAGTAATACAGGAACAAGTTGGGTACAAATAAATAGAAGTTCTGTATCTGGTAGTGGGGATAATTATTCAACTTTTACAGGTAGAAGTGCACTAACAAGAACTTCACAAGGGCAATGTCAGTTTACATTATTTGATGGTGCTACTTATGATTATGGTCAAGTTATTATAGCTGATGGAGCTAATAAACCTTATGCATTTAGAATGGAAGGAACAGGTAGTATTAGTGATAGAACATTTTTTGCAGAAGAAATAACTGTATCAAGTACTAAAGGTGTTAAATATCTTACAGTCCATGATAAACATTTAATAGCTGCTGGAGTTGAAGATAACTTAAATACAATTTATTATAGTGGTACTTTAGACCCTACAGATTTTACAAGTACTGGTTCAGGTAATATTGTATTAGAAGACCAGATAGAAGGAATTAAAGGTTTTCGTAATGAACTATATATATTTTGTACAAATAGTATATTTAAGTTAATAAATATAAATGATGCAAGTAATATAGCTATAGTACCAGTTACTAAGAATGTCGGTTGTTTAAGTGGTTATAGTATTCAAGAGATAGGTGGTGACTTAATATTTTTAGCACCAGATGGAATAAGAACAGTTGCTGGTACTGCAAGAATCGGAGATGTTGAGTTAGGTACAGTTAGTAAAGCAATACAACCAGAATTAACTGTACTAGCACAAAGTATTAATAGTTATAGAATTACAAGTGTAGTGATTAGAGAAAAATCACAATACAGATTATTTTATACTAATCTTAGTGCAGCAGCATCAGGACAAGAAGGAATAATAGGAACTTTAAGACAAAATGGATTTGAATGGTCTCAAACAAAAGGACTAGAAGTAACAGAAATAGGTTCTGGATTTAATTCAAATGGTGTAGAAAAATACTATCATGGTAATAATACAGGTTATGTATATGTACATGATTCAGGAGATGACTTTGATGGTACTGCAATTTTAGCAAGATACTCTACACCTGATTATGATTATGGAGATTTAGGAACTTTAAAAACTTTACATTATGTTAGAATATCTGCAAGTGCTGAAGGTATTGTAGAGCCAGATGTACAAGTTAAGTTTGAGTATGGTAATACAAGTATACCTCAACCTACAGCTTTATTTGATTTAGGAACAATAAATCCACCTTCAAAATTTAATAGTGCTGTATTTGGCACAAATTCATTCGGAGGAGTTTCTTCTCCAATGATAAGAGTTCCATTACAAGGGAGTGGGACAAGTAACAATTTTACTGTGATTTCAAATGATACGAAATCACCATATAAAATCAATGGTTTATATGTAGATTATATACCTTCAGGTAGGAGATAAAATAATGGCAAGTTATATTAGGCAAAGTACATTTAGTGATGGAGATACCATTACTGCTGCACTATTTAATAATGAATTTAATCAATTAGTAAACGCATTTAATGTAAGTTCAGGACATACTCATGATGGTAGTACAACCGGTGATGGTGGTCCTATCTCAAACTTATTTAGCAATGCTTTAGTGTTTGGTACAAATGCTGAAAGTGATATTGCTATTACATTTAATGCTGCATCTAATGATGGTGTATTAACATGGAAAGAAGATGAAGATTACTTTGAGTTTTCAGATGATTTATTAATTGCTACAACAGAAAAAATACAATTTAGAGATACAGCTATATATATTAATTCTAGTGCTGATGGGCAGTTAGATTTAGTAGCTGATACAGAAATACAAATAGCAGCGACTACAATAGATATGAATGGTGCTGCAGATATTTCTGGTAACTTAGCAGTAGGTGGAAATCTTACAGTTACAGGTAATGCTACAATATCAGGTAATTTAACATTTGGTGATGCAGCTTCAGATACTGTAGCATTTAGTGCAGATGTTGCTTCTAATTTATTACCAAGTGCTGATAATACTTATGACTTAGGTGCTTCAGGTTCTGAATGGAAAGACTTATATGTTGATGGGGTTGCTTATGTAGATG